GAGGCAGGGGAGATCAAGGATATGGTTCATTCAATGTCACAGTTGGCTCAAAATTTTATAGAGTCAACGCGCGTGCTGAACCAAGTTCGCAAGGGGAACATTCCACCTAAAGCTCTTAAACGTGAAGCGAAAGCTTTACGCGAGTCTTGGGCGGATGCATGGCTTACTTATTCCTTTGGGATGAGTCCGCTTTGTAATGATCTTTCTAAAGCGACACAAGCGGTTGCATCGCATATACAAAGAGTATCTAGTCGCATGCAGCGCGTTACCGCGTCTGCATATAAGACTTTACCACTCTCTGCTTTTGCTGGTACAACCTCTCACAATGGAGGTACGTGGAGCACCACCCAAATGGGTGATGTCGGTATACGAGTCCGCTATACGGGTGGATATTTAATGCACCCTATACGACCCGGATACGATAGTCTCAAACACTATGGTTTAGACGTAAAGTCTTTACCACTAGCTGCTTGGGAACTCCTCCCATATTCCTGGATTGGAGATTATTTCACCAATATCGGGGATGTGTTAAATTACGTGTGTGTCGATCCTGGCGGTACTCTTACATATTGTAACAAGTCCGTCATGTATACCGGCAATACACGTTGTAGTAACTCGTTCACACCACAGAATGGCGCGAATAGTCGATCATTCGGCTTCCCGCTAAATGATGGTACGTTGTCGGGTTACCACTATCAACGATGGGGAAGCGGTTTTTCACTTGGTGTACCTGGCTTTCATTTTAAACCTTTGTCAAAGGTTGCCAGTTCTACATCTAGTGCCGTTTCCCGTATACTTAACCTTACCGCTGTTTTAAAGCAGCAACGGAGATGACATATGGCTATTGCCACTGTCCCTATAATGCTAGGCGAGTTGTCATTATCATTCAGACTTGAGTCTAATGACGATGGCACCTTTAGCCCAGTAGAGCTCACGATCGAGGACTTCAGAATATTTTCTGAGGATCTCAATGATCTTGGACTCAATCTTCCGCATCCATCAGGAGAACACTATGACCATGCCTAACTCAGGCGCCATCACTGGCGCTGCTCAGACAGGCTTTACGAGCCCCACCTATACTATGACAGCTGATACCCCTCCGTCGCAATTTGCGAAGCAGGGTGCTATATTAGCTTTAGGTGGTACTCAGACGGGCGTTTCTACTCACTCTGTGAGTGATCCTTTTACCATATCTGTTTTCAGACCGACGGTGTTAAAACCATTTGTCGTGAAGAACGCAATTACTGGTATTGGAGTTAACGTCCCAAAAAACGATTACAAAGTTATTGGCCGTAAAGGCGCTTTGCCTTTCGCTAATAACCCATATCAAGTAATCCAATTTAAAACGACATTTAGCGTTCCAGCCGGAGTGGACTCTTATAGTCCTGCCGAGGTTAGAGGCTTAACATCGTGTTACGTTGGGTACTTGTGGGCGAATTCAGCCGGTCTTGGTGATACCCTGGTTCAGGGCACCATTTAACCAACTGTATCGTTTGTAAATCTATCTGAGGATGACTCTATGGATCAAAATGAACTCCTAGCTCTTTTACGCTACGATCTCGCTAAACACGGTGATTTTGCTAGCAACCGTTTATCAGAACGTTACCTTAAGAAATTTATTTCTAATAGTAACCTAGCTGATAACGCGGCTGTTCTTAAATTCAGGACTATCAACGCTTTCGTTGGTAATCAACCTGAATGCTCCCTTAGTCCTATTGTTCTTGGTGAAGCGCGTCAATTTATTTATGATGCACTATTCCAATACACGTATAAGACTACTGGTAGCCCCCGTGTGTTAAATGAGCATTTGCTCATGACACATTGGAGGTATTCGTCTGGTGCCGCTTGCGGCACTAGAAGCAAACACCCTGCTGAGAAGATATTAGGACACCCAACAGCAACGAAACGTTGCCGTGATGTCCTAACTGCACTTATGGCTGCGCACCCGAGGCTTGGTAGTCTCGAGCGCTTGAATGCAACCGTAGTGCGTGGTAGCAAGCTTTTTACTGTCCCAAAAAACAATGAGATATCTAGAACGTGTGCGAAAGAACCTACGGAGAATATGGCACTGCAGTTATCTGCAGGGTCGTATCTCGTCGGCGCTTTGCGCTGTAAAGGCCTTCATATCGACAGCGTTTTTCACAATAGTGATAATGCTTTCGGTGATGCTGATCCTTCGGACCTTGAGAAACTATCTGCGATTAAAAACCGTAGAATGGCTCAACAAGGTTCGATCGATGGTACTCTTAGTACTATTGACATGGAATCAGCTAGTGACCTTATTCGTCCTAGTTTGGTTAGAGCTCTCATGCCCCCAGAGTGGTATTATCTCCTCAATGCTATTCGCAGCGAAGAGATCCATATCAAATCTGTGGGATGGGTCAAAATGAACATCTTTTCATCTATGGGTAATGGTTTTACCTTTGCCCTGATGACGTTGCTGTTCGCTGGAATCCTTTATGGAATTGCTCGTGAAAACGATGCTACCCCAAAAGGCTTCCTTGACTGGACGCGCTACGGTGTATTTGGCGATGACATTATATGTCCAACCAAGTTATACCATTCGTGCGTCCTTAGCTTCTCGTCTGCTGGTCTTTGGATCAACTTAGACAAGAGCTATAGCTCTGGTAGTTTCCGTGAATCATGCGGTGGCGATTACCTTTCTGGATCGGACGTTACGCCCGTTTACCTTAAAAGGTTGTCCACGCCGCAAGATTTTAACGTTGCTATTAACCAGCTCCTTAGATGGTCC